GAAAGCTATCGAAGATAACCTCTACGATAGAATCGCTTCTCGTTATACAAAAGCTTTAGCTAGATCTATGAGCAATGCTAAAGAAGTAAAAGCAGTCAATCCATTAATTAATGGATATGGCACTTTTAAAACAGGCGACGGTGTCGTTCTGTTTAGTGCATCGCACCCAACAATAGCGGGTACGTTCTCTAATACTTTAGCAACAGCTTCAGATCTTAACGAAACTTCATTGGAGCAGTCTGTAATAGACATCGCTGCAATGACGGACGAAAGAGGTCTTAGAGTTGCAGCAAGACCGACGAAAATGATTATTCCGTCGGCTCTACAATTCACTGCTGAAAGATTATTTAAATCTCAAGGCAGAGTGGGAACAGCTGATAATGATATCAATGCAATCAAATCTATGGGTTCAATCCCTCAAGGTTATAGAGTTAATAACTTTTTAACTGATTCTGATGCATTCTACATCATTACAGACGTACCTAATGGTATGAAAATGTTCAATCGTGCACCATTGACAACTGCAATGGAAGGCGACTTCGATACTGGAAACGTTAGATACAAAGCTAGAGAAAGATACAGCTTCGGCTGTTCTGACCCTAGAGGTATCTTCGGATCACCAGGAGCGTAATCAAAACATTAGATTTGAGGCGGAACACAATTCCGCCTCATTTCGTTTATACAGTGAGAAATACGACTTATGAAAAACTTCAGAATACAAATACGATATCATGGTTATTATGCTGACTTTACGGTCATGTGTAAGGATACCCCTCAAGATATTGAAAACTCTATCCTTGACAAACTAGGAAAAAATGAGGTAATATTTGAAGCTGATGGATTTACCAATAAAAAAGGTAAATGGATAACCTATGAGGAGGTTATAAATGATCCAAGACCTATACAAACAAAAGAAGTCCTTGGAGTTAAGTTGGGAGCAGGAGCATCTTAAAGAGGGTAGATATACTCTCGAAATGACGAGAATTGATCATGCAATTAAAGAGATCATTACTCAGATCAAATTAGAAGAAGCTCGATTAGAAGATCTTCAAATTAAGATCGCTGATTCAAGGCCTGAAGTGTCAGTAGCCACTTAGATAAAACGCTACATTCCGGAATAAACATTTCCCCCTACATAATCTCTTGCGCTCTAATCAAAAAAGAGCTATAGATTAATTACTATACAATTATTTAAAGAATCTAGACGAGTATAGTCGACGGCCTAGAGACTAGATTCACAAACTAGGAGGATTATAATCATGGCAACAACTACATTTTCTGGTCCTATTAAAGCCGGTCCTATTAAAAATACGACTGGTTCTACTGTAGGAACAGATGTTAAAAACACAGGTCAAGTTGTAATGGCACAGACGTTTTCAACAGGAACTACTTTAGCGAGTGGGGCTTCTGCTGCAAACAATACTACTGTTGTTATTCCAGCTAATTCACAAATCGTGGATATGGTACTTGACTGTCCTACAGCAATGGGAGCTAACACATGTGTATTTAGTGTTGGTGATACTGTTGGTGGGAATGCTACTTTTATCAATGAGTTTTCAATCACTGTCGCTGATGGAGCTGGACGTAAATATCCAACAACTGAAGCCGGTGGTGCTTTGGCATGGGCGGATGTCGGAACTTCAGACGTAAAACTTACGTGGACAAGTACTGGCGCTACTGATGCTGGTGAAATTAGAGTTACTGTTTTGTACCAACAAAATATTAACTTATCATAATAAGATTTGTAGGGTCCTTCGGGACCTTGCAACTTATTACTTAATAATTTATAAGGATAAAATATGGCAAACATAGTACCAGATAGCTTTAAAGCCGAACTTTTATGTGGATCACATAACTTCGAATATGGAGTAAGTGCCCAAGTATTTAAACTTGCTCTCTATACAAGTATAGCTAGTTATTCTACAGCCTCTACGTCATACCTTTCTGGAACCGGCAACGGTGAAGTTAGTTCTTCTGGAACTAATTATACAACAGGAGGAAATACGTTGAGCTTAGACACAACTAGTGGAACAGTTATTGGAAGTAATACAGCAATTGTAGACTTCGCTAATTTAACTTTTTCAAATGTTACACTAACTTCGGTTGGAGCAGCAATCTATAATACGAGCACTACACCATCTGATATGTTAATTTTAGTTCTAGATTTTGGTGGAAGTAAAACAGCAACATCTGGAGATTTTACAATTCAGTTCCCAAGCAATACGGCAACTGATGCAATCATCAGATTAGGAGATCCGGCATAATGAGTACATATCCAGTAGATATAAAAGCTACTAATTTTACAGCAGCTGGAGCAGGTCAAGTGATTTTTAATGGACCAGCTAGAATTTTAGCTGTTCATTATGATGGTACCGTGGGACAAGGCACTATTGATATTAAAGATGATGCTACAACAGTATGTAGTATTCCTACTCATGCGGGTGGGCAATATATGCAGTTTCCGGGAACTGGGATCAAGTGTTCAACAAGTGCAAAAGTAGATTTAACGACTGTAAATAAAGTTACGATATTCTACGGTTAGGAGGACAATGCCTAACACGACGTCCAACAACTACACGTTTGGGAAAACCTTTACTATAGCGGATATTGTTGAGGAAGCTTTTGAACGCGTAGGATTCCCTAACGTATCAGGATATCAATTAAGAGCTGCAAGACGCTCTCTCAACATTCTTTTTCAAGAATGGGGAAATAGAGGATTACATTATTGGGAAGTAGGAACTTTGAACCTTACTTTAACGCAAGGTGAAAAAGAATTTAATTTCTATCGTTATCCCTCAGATCATCCCACAACGGGAGCGGCAGCCTTACAAAAATCAAACGGATTAAATACTACTCTCTCAGCAGCTATTGCGAGTACCTCAGCAACTACCGGAATTACTTTAACTTCAATCACTGGGATGAATAATTCAGGAACTATAAGAGTAGGAAATGAAGATATAGATTATGTTGGTTTCAGTGGCACTGAACTTACCGGTGTAACACGTGGAGCTCATTCCACAACAGCGGCGACTCATTCGGATGGGGCAACAGCTACTAATTATGTTCCAGGTTTCTCGGACATTGAACAATGTTCATTGAGAACGAACATGGGAGCTAACACTCAATCGGATGCAGCTCTAGGTAAAGTCGATCGTTCTACTTATTCAGGGTATGCTAATAAAGAATCAGAAGGCACTCCAAGTAATTTCTGGGTTCAAAGATTTATCGATCGCGTAACGATGACTATTTACCCAACTCCGGATGCAAGTAATGCAGGAAAAAATTTACATATCTTTTTTGTTAAAAGAATTCAAGATGCAGGAACTTATTCAAATGCAACCGATGTACCTAACCGTTTTATCCCTTGTATGGTTTCTGGGTTAGCTTATTATTTATCTCAAAAATATAGAATGGAAAAAACACAAGCATTCAAATTATTGTATGAAGATGAATTAGCAAGAGCTTTACAGGAGGATGGATCAGCAGCAAGTACGTATATTACGCCGAAAGCTTACTATCCAAATATTTAATGCCAAAGTATGCATCAGGAAAACATGCACTAGCAATTTCAGACCGATCAGGTTTACAATTTCCTTGGAGGGAAATGGTGACTGAATGGACTGGAGCTTTTGTTCATATTTCTGAATACGAACCTAAACAACCTCAATTACGACCTAAAACTTTAAGTGCTGATTCTATCTCTCTTTCGAAAGTAAGACCTGCGAGAACAGCTTTTCCTACCCCAACTATTTTACCTAATAATCCTTTTGCTACACAGGTGGGAACTACAGTAACGGTGACTCAACCTAATCATAATTTTTCAGCTGGCGATGCGGTGCGTTTTAGATCCGTAGAGGGTCCAGTGGGTGGTGTTGCTCTTTCTACACTTCAATTAGAAACAACTTTAAACGGAGCTATCACTTCGACTGATACCACTTTAACATTAACTGATTCATCTCACTTCCCTTCATCTGGATATATTTATGTTCAAACTAAACCCATCCCTGCTCAAACTAGAGCCGGAGAAAATACATTTACTTTAAGTGAAGTTATTAAATATACAGCTAATAATACTGGTACCGGAGTTCTCTCTGGTTTAACTAGAGGATCTTCAGCCCCTACTTATGGAAAAACCTATCAAGCTAGTAATAAAAACGCTCATAAAAATGGAGATATAGTATTTGGATCTTATAGTATTACCCCTATTAATATTACTGTGAAGAATCCAGGGATGCCTGCTCTTAAAACAGTAAGTAATCAATATACTTTTTCTTTGGTAAATGCAGCAACTAGTGTTACAAGTGGAGGAGGATTTCCTGCTTTTGCGGGTCCAGTAGGAGACAGACCATAATGGCATACACATATCAAAATTTAAAAACAGATTTAAGAAACTACACTGAAGTAGACAGCACCGTTCTAACAGATGCTGTTTGTAATACTATTACTAAAAATGCTGAAAACAGAATTTATAGAGAAGCTGATAACGATGATAACCGATTTTACGCAACTTCCAACTTAACGATTGGTAATCGTTATGTGACTATTCCTACAGATTTAAGAATTATTAGATATGCTCAATTGACTAATGATAATGTGACTCCCAATGTTCATGTCTATTTAGAGAAAAAAGACACTTCTTTTATGACGGAGTATTATGATACCCCTTCTACAGCTTCAGGACTCCCTAAATACTATGGAAACTGGGATTCTCAGTATTGGCTGGTAGCTCCTACACCGGATAGAGCTTATGAAATTACTCTGGCCTATATTAAGCAACCGACTAGTATTACCACTTCTGATTCGACAACAACTTATTTAAGTAATAAATATCAGGATTTACTTTTGTATGCGACTTTGCTAGAAGCATATGGATACTTGAAAGGTCCACAGAATCTGATACAGTACTATCAGCAGTCGTATCAACAGGCTTTATTATCGTATGCGATCGAACAACAAGGTCGTAGACGCAGGGACGAATACCAGGATGGAGTCATTCGAACACCTATTAAATCAGAACCACCAACACAGGATTAAATATGGCATTTGTAATAAATGATAGAGTAAAAGAAACAAGCACAACAACTGGAACAGGCACGTTCACCCTAGATGGTGCAACTACTGGTTTTGAAACTTTTTCTTCTGCTATTGGAAATTCCAATGTAACTTATTACACAATCCATACGCAAAATGGAACTCAGTTTGAAGTTGGAATTGGGACAGTAGGAGCTGGCACTTTAGCTAGAGATACAGTTATCTCTAGTTCCAATAGTGACGCTGCTGTAACTTTTACAGCCGGAACAAAAGATGTGTTTTGCACAATGCCTGCAAGTAAGGTAGCTTACATAGATAATAGTGGAAATACAATTAATGCAGCAGGGACAGGTCTGGCGGTAGCCATGGCAATTGCCCTGTAGTTAGGAGATAAATTATGGCACAAAATTTTCGCAGATACACTTTAAATAACGTGGGAACCGTTGCTCAAGATATTCCTGATGGAAGTAATTTTGATACGTATGATGCAATCGTTGGGATTATGTTATCAAACGTTCATACATCAGCTATTAATGTTAGTTGTTATATTAACGATGGAACAAACGATATTTATTTAGTTAAAGACGCACCTATCCCTGTCGGAGGTTCTCTACAAGTTTTGGACGGAGGAGCGAAATTCGTCGTACAATCTGGTGACAGACTTTATGTTATTAGCGATACGGCTTCATCTTTGGATGTATGGGTTAGTGCAGTTGACGCGATCAGTACATAATAAGGATGAACAATGGCTTACATAGGTAATACACCTGCTGAAAAGTACATCAGCATTACATCACAGACTTTTACTACAATTAATGGTACGGGTTATACTCTAAGTTCGAGCGTTGAAAGCTCCGAAGACATTGCGCTATTTTTAAATAATGTTAGACAAAAACCTTCAACATACACAGCTACCGGCACGTCTCTTACAATGGGTACGGCTACAACAACAGCTGACGAATTATATTGTGTCTATTTAGGCAAAGCTTTACAAACAGTAAACCCCGGTGCAGCTTCCGTGGGTACTGCTCAAATAGCAGATCTAGCAGTTACAACTGCTAAGATAGCTAATGACAATGTAACCTACGCAAAAATTCAAGATACCACAACCGCGAACAGAGTTATAGGAGCAGCAACGGCAGGTGAAGTAAGCGAAGTTCAAGTCGCAACAGACATGGTTGCAGATGATGCTATTACTACACCTAAATCAAATTTTATATCCACATCAAGTGGAGCAGGAGTTATTTCAAAAGGAACTTCAGGAGATTCAGATGGTTATATTCAATTAAACTGTTCTGAAAATTCACACGGAGTTAAAATAAAATCTCCAGCTCATTCAGCAGCACAAAGTTATACTTTAACTCTACCTGGAGCAGCACCAGCAGTAAACAAATTTATAGAAACCGATGGATCAGGGAATTTAAGTTTTTCTTCTGTCGATGTAACAACTGATATTACAGGAACAGTACCCACTGCAAATTTAGGAACAGGTACAGCAGATGCAACGACATTTTTAAGAGGAGACCAAACTTATGCAGAAGCTGGCGGTGGAAAAATTGGACAAGTCGTCCAAACCGTTATAACGGATACCTCCACTTATGCCTCAGCTGCTTGGGCCGATATCTCTGGAATGACAGTATCAATTACACCTTCTGCAGCTGATTCAAAAATTTTAATAATGACTGATGCTTTTATTTCGGTAACAACTGGTTATGGTGGTCATATAAAATTATTAAGAGACAGCACCGAGCTTTATGTAGGGGATGCGGCAGGGAGCAGAAGTCAGGCTTCAAAGGGAGCAGTTTATTATCATAGTGCCAGTGGTTTTTCTCTAGGCTTTCAGTATCTTGACTCTCCGGCAACTACAAGTGCAACCACATATAAACTCCAATGGTATCCTGAAAGTAGTGCAACTATTGCAATAGGGAGAACTGTAGGTGATGGAGATGCTATTTATAATTCAAGAACAGCTAACTCAATTACAGTTATGGAGGTATTAGCATAATGACCGATATTATAAGTGCAATTAAAGCGATCAAAGCAGATGCTCATGTAACCGTTAATAATGAAGATGTTAATCAAATTATTTGGCATGATGGCAATCCAACTAATATTACCAACGATCAAATTTTAACTAAACAAGCAGAATTACAAGCAGATTATGACGCTAACCAATATCAAAGAGATAGAAAAAAAGAATATCCATCTATTGAAGATCAATTA